AAGACACATTAGTTCACTGTTTATTGAAAATGAATCAGGCGAACGTTTTAAATATCCTTATGCTCATTTAGCAGGTGCTAGAGCAATGGCACGTCACGTTGCTAACGGTGGTGTTCCACATGACGACTTTGGTAAACACATTATCGAAACTTCTAGTAACATTGCAAAACTTACTGCGTTCAAACGTTACGTTGGTAAAAAAGACTTCATGAATACAACCTCAAATGATATCATTGAAGGATCTAATGTTGAACTTGAAAACTTACGTAATCATATTAAAAAGTTACAAGGTCAACAGTACTATGTACAAACAAAAGAAAACTTTGCTCCTGTCGAGAACGGGGACTTAGAATTGGGCGAAGATGTTGTAAACGAATTGACCAATGCATTTACTATTCCTCAATTTAATGAAGATTTAACAGACATGTTTCCTTTACTACACAGTATTCATCAGAAGCGTGTTGCTGAAACAACAATCGATCTAGATGATGTTGTAAAAGAGAGTCATGATCCTAAAGTGGACGCATTCTTACAAAAAGTTGCTACTGCTGATGACGAAGGCTTTGATATGCTGTATGATGCAAATTTAGGCAAATATGGCGATGCTATATACAAAGCAGTAGGCGATATGTATAATGATGTTGCTGTGGATAATGGATATCATCCAGATGACGACTTTGAAAAAATTTATGATCGAATGTTAGATAACATTGAAGCAGATTACGGTCCTAAAGAAGACATAGATGAATTTGAAAACTGGGCAGATTCGGTAATTGACGAAACCCTAGACAAACAACGTATTGCTTTACTAAACAAATTAGTAAGCAAAGACTTACCAGTAGGTCCTGATGCAACAAATGCACTCGAAAGCCTTAAAGGCATTATTGAGGACGAAGGACTTATGGGCGAACTTAAAGAACTAGCAGACAACGATCCAACTGCGTCTGCTAAACCTGTAATATATAGACACTTAAAAAATACTCAACCCGAAGTATTAGATCAAGTTAACTTTGGTGATATGCAGGAAGATGATACTACAGATGTAACAATTGATAAAGATGGTGCAATGAAACTTGCAGGCGACGAAGAGCCTAAAGATGAAAAGGCATCAACAGAAGATATCATTGAGTTTGTCCGCTCATTCTATGACACAGAAACTGGAGCGTTTCCAAAAGGTGAAACAGGCGTGGTTATTTCCGCTCGTAAACGTTTTGGTGATTCCGTAGGGGATCTAGTCGAAAAGTTTGTATCTAAACTGACAGGTAACGAGGTACAAGTTGAAAACGATGAAGATGTAGAAGAAGGTAGCATCAAGTATATGCACAGTTTAAAAGCCAAAGGACACAGCGATGAAGAAATAGCCAAAGAACTAAACATGTCCGCTGATGAAGTTAAAAAGGCTATGAGTAAAACTGTAGAAGATGCTGACAAAGACAACATGGGCTTCAGTGATAAAGAAATCAAAATGGCATTTGGTGTATTAAATGACAAAAGATTTAAAGGCGGTAACTACACAGGTGCTGTTGAAGTAATTGAAAAGATTGCTAAAGGATTATCCAAACACCCTAGTGTTGCGAAAGCACTACAGAGAACAAACGAAGTTACAGAGTCTAGAAAAGCACCAGCAGAAGTTAAAAAATTAATGGCTGGACATACATACACTTGTGAAGATTGTGGTTGCAAAATGCACAACTGCAAACCAGATTGTGATTGTAAACACGACTCGCATGATGAAATGGGTTCTTGGTGGAAAGATGAAAACGGAAATGGTATTCCGGATGTAAAAGAATCTAAAAACGAAGACTTAGACTACATCACAGACAAATTGGCTAAATTACTTAGATAAATTCAGAATTTATAGTTGACTTTAAGATAAAAGATAACTATAATATAGATATGTTGTTAGAGAAACATATCGAAACGTTTGGTACTAGTATCGAACAACAGGCACATAAAACATAAAGGCAAAACATAGGAGGCTTATATTATGGCAACATTAGCAGAGATTCGTGCAAAACTACGCGAACAAGAAACAAACAGTTCGGGCAACCGACAGTCAAGCGGCGGCGACAACGCAATTTACCCACATTGGAATATGGCAGAAGGTAGCGAAGCAGTACTTCGTTTCTTACCTGACGCAGATCCTGAAGCGACTTTCTTTTGGAAAGAGCGTTTGATGATCAAACTTCCTTTTGCAGGTATTAAAGGTCAAACTGATTCACGTCCAGTGACAGTTAACGTTCCATGTATGGAAATGTATGGAGAAGCATGTCCTGTACTACAAGAAGTACGTGGCTGGTTCAAAGACCCTGCGTTAGAAGCACAAGGTCGTAAGTATTGGAAAAAACGTTCTTACATTTTCCAAGGCTTTGTAGTTGATAATCCAATTTCAGAGGATACAACTCCAGACAATCCAATTAGACGTTTTATTATTGGTCCACAAATTTTCCAAATCATTAAAGGTGCTTTGATGGATCCAGAGATGGAAGAACTACCTACAGATTATGTACGTGGTGTTGACTTCCGTATTAAGAAAACATCTAAAGGCGGATATGCTGATTACTCAACATCACAATGGTCACGTAGAGAACGTGCTATTACTGATGAAGAAAAAGCGGCAGTTGAAGCACATGGATTACATAACCTTAATGACTTCTTACCCAAGAAGCCAACTGACGTTGAAGTTAAAGTTATTCAAGAAATGTTTGAAGCATCTGTTGATGGTGAAGCATATGATCCAGAGCGTTTTGGGCAGTACTTTCGTGCTCCAGGCATGAGTGCTCCTACAGGTGATCCAAACAAAGGTGCAAGTGCGCCTGCGGCGGCTCCTGCGGCTCCGGCTCCTACTCCAGTAGCAGAACCAGTAGCAGAAACTGTGGCACAACCTGCTCCAGCGGCAACTACTGCAAGTGCAAGTGAAGACAAACCAAGTAGCGAACGTGCTAATGATATTTTAGCAATGATTCGTAACCGTCAATCTTAAGGAGTAATCATGGCGAAACCATTCGACGTTAGTAAATTTCGTAAGAATCTTACCAAGAGCATTACAGGTCTTGGTGTAGGTTTTAACGATCCAACTGACTGGGTTTCGACTGGCAATTACGCATTAAATTATCTTATCTCTGGGGATTTCTACAAAGGGATCCCCTTAGGTAAGGTTACTGTGTTTGCTGGCGAATCCGGTGCAGGTAAATCATACTTTGCAAGTGGTAATATTGTAAAGGCCGCACAAGATCAAGGTATCTTTGTAGTTCTAATTGACTCAGAGAATGCACTTGATGAAAAGTGGCTACAAGCATTAGGTGTTGATACAGACGAAGGCAAGTTGCTTAGACTGTCAATGTCAATGATTGACGATGTTGCTAAAACAATTAGTGAATTTATGAAAGACTATAGATCAGATTATGATGCTGTAGATACAGTGGACAGACCTAAAGTACTGTTTGTTGTTGATTCACTAGGTATGTTGTTAACGCCAACCGATGTTGATCAGTTTGGTAAGGGTGACCTAAAAGGTGATATGGGTAGAAAACCTAAAGCACTTACGGCACTTGTACGTAACTGTGTTAATATGTTTGGTGCTTACAATGTAGGTATGGTGTGTACAAATCACACATACGCATCACAAGACATGTTTGATCCTGATGACAAAATCAGTGGTGGACAAGGATTTGTGTATGCTTCATCTATTGTAGTAGCAATGAAAAAGTTGAAACTAAAAGAAGATGAAGACGGTAAAAAGGTAACAGATGTACGTGGTATCAGAGCCGCATGTAAGGTAATGAAAACACGTTACGCAAAACCTTTTGAAGGCGTACAAGTAAAAATCCCATATGAAACAGGTATGGATCCTTATAGTGGACTAGTAGATTTGTTTGAAAAACAAGGTCTTCTAACACAACAAGGTAACAGACTCAAATTTGTCAACGCTCGTAACGAAGAGATTCTGAACTATCGTAAAGATTGGACAGGCGAAAATCTTCAACTCGTAATGGACGACTTTTCTAAGATTAGGCATAAGTACGAAGATGCTGTAGAACCGGAAGACGAACCGGAAGAAGCAGTTAGTACAACTATCGAGGAAAAAGTAAGTGATGGAGATGAGTGAAGATCAACTAATTGACCTTTGGGACATATTTTCTGAATATGTACCCAAGGGTAATAAAGAACAATTAGCAATGCAATTTGTTAAGTGGTGTCAAGACAACGGTGTTGACGAAGACGTTTTATATGCTGTAGGTGCTGAAGATCCTTATCTAGGAGAAGCAGTCGAAGATCTACAGGGCAAACGCGGAGACGAAGACGCTGACGATTGGGACGACGATGAATATAGCAGTGACGATGAAGAGTGGGATTAAATGAATTGGTATTCTAGGATTACTCAAGATATTGCAAATATACCTAATGCTATATTATGGTATGAAGGCGAACTAGAAGAAGCACGTAAAGAAACTAGACTGTTTGGCAACTTAGAAAAACAAGCGGCCAACTTACCTGGTGTAGTTGAACAACGCTTTGGTCAGTTGCAAGAGATTGAAGCAATTCTAGAATACCTAAATATTGAATTACGAAGAACTAGATCAAAGTTCTTTAAACAGTATCTAGAAAACTATCAAAGAGCATTAAGTAGTCGTGACGTTGAAAAATACGTAGACGGCGAAGCAGACGTTGTTGATTTTGAAAAAATTATCAACGAGTTTGCCCTGTTGCGTAACAAATGGTTAGG